CGCAGTAAAGATAAAGTAAGCCAAGAATATGGCGATCAGCGCCATAGGGCGAATGTTCTTGGACAGCCAAGAGTCAGACCCCATGTCAGACCGCCAGCGCTCCGTGATGGATGTTTGCTCAATCTCAAACAGCTTGGTGTCGTTAGCCATCTTTGCCAGTTCACCGTCTTGCGCCATCTTGGCAAGGTCCAGTTGCGCCTTGGCCTTGGCTTCGGGGTCAGGGATCAGTTTGTCGATGAGCTTGCCGCCCACCTCAAGAAGTGCTGTCAATGGAAACATCGTTTACCCCTTTAGATCAAAACTCAAGTTGGTGTGGCGGGGATACTGCACAACGCGCTCCCCTTCAGGACATTTGTATTTGATGGTTGCCAGCAGCGTTGCTTTTCCGCTGGCGATTTTTTCTTTTCTCACCATAGTGAGTTGGTACGTAAACGTGTCAATCTCTGGCCCTGCTGGGCCGCTGAACTTGCTTGCGGTGGTGGTCGCCTCATGCACCATGCCCGCTGCGTCACGGATGCTCGGCGTAAAACTTTCAACAGAGCAGTCGTCGCGCTTCTTGATCCGCGCCACGGTGACCGTGATGGGCTGCCCAGCTTCTGCCACGATCTTGAAATTCTCTGGCGACCATTCAATGATGGCTCTGTCAAAGACGCCAAACTTGTCGGCAAGCGTATAGCTGCCACCTAACGCAGCAACACTGGCGGCAACGGCTCCAATGGCTTTAGTAAGGTCAACCATAAAAACTCCAGATAAAAATGCGGGCGCACCACAAGGCCAGCCCGAGGATGAGGGCTGCGGCGATAAACGCTACAGCCCAATCTTTCACTTGAGTATCCAGACGGCGCTGAAGATCGTACCGGCCATTGAAATAATCATCAACCCGGCAGTCTTGAGCATGATGGCCTCAATGCGCTTGAGGCGGGCGTTGATCTGGTCGTATCGAATAGCGCAGACTTCTTCGTGTGTAAAAAGCCTAGCTTCCGTCGCGTCTATCGTGCTCATCTTTGGCTTTCTGCAATTGCTGGTTGATTGACTGAACGACGGGCGCGACCTCACCGTAGGGGGCAAGCATAAGCGCCTTGTTGATAACGGCCAGTTCTTGTGGGGTCAGGGTGAGTGTGATCATACTGCGTAATAAGGAAATTTTCTGTCAGTACCGTTGACGTTGATCGTGATGTAGCCCACGACTTGTGCAGGGGGAGCGCCCGCTGCACCCGTGTTGGCGGTTGTAGACGAGTAGGCGCTGGTCCAGACAACTGTTTCGGCCAGAATAATTGACCCGGTATCTGTTATCACAACCTTGTCTGCACCACTGACAGAATAGGTTAAACCGATAGACCCAGAAGTGGAGTGACGCAGACGGTACGCCGACGCCCCGTCAAACGCCATGTTTTCGCCGTCTTTGATTCGGATGGCCGATGTGCTGTTGGTAGCGTTGCTCAAATCAATGCCGACACTATAGGTGCCATTAAATTGAGCACCCCATGTGCCCGAGCTGGACACTTGAACGCCAACGGTCATGTTGCCTTGCAGCGTGATGCCGTTGGTCAACTGGCCTTGTGTCAGGTCGATGTTGGTAGGCGCGATCCGCAGGCCGTAAGACGTGGTGTTGATCGTGCCGCCAGACACGCCTTTGCCTACCGAAATGTCCACGCCGACTCGGTTCAAACTGGTGTCCGTACCGTTGGCAAAGATGCCGACTTCCAAACCGATCAGGCCAGCCGTAGGGTTGGCGACTTGGGTGAAATCCCGCGCCTCAGACACAATGCCCCATGTCGGGCCAGTGCTGCGCTTGTTGCCTTGGCCGTAGACGCCCACGTTCTCGCCAGCAGCAGCGTAGTTGTCCACGATGCCAACAATCGTCCACTCGAACGATGTCTCGGTCGCGCCTGTGATGGTGCGCGCCGCAATGTTGGGGTTGACGTAGCCGACGGTGCCGCCCGAGACAGCCGAGGCGTCACGCAGCGTGTTAATAGAGGCTTTAGTGGCCGAGTCTAACGCTCCGGCTGTGGGTGATGTGCCGTCCAACAATTGCAGACGAGCGTCAACGGTGGTTGCTACGCCGGTATCGCCGGGGGTGTAGCCGATCAGCGTAGCGCCGTTTGACGCAGCCAGCACGGCCAGCGTAGGGCCGTTGGGGCCGTTCACGTTATCCGATGTCCAAATCTCCACATCGTCGGAGTCCTTGAGCACCATGAAGTAACGGTTAGCACCGCACCACACCGCCGCCTCGCCCCGGCTGTTCAGGATTACTGGGTTGGTGTTGGCCGTAGCGCCGTTGTAATCGGTGAACGTAGACTGCGGGGTGGTCGTGCCAGCAGCGTAGGTGAACAGCTTGCCGCCCACCAACGGGTTACCGTTGGCGTCGAAGAACTGCATTACTGGGTTGGGAATGAGCGTAGTAGGCATGATCGTGTTCCTGGTTAGGGTCTTTGGACCTTGACCGCCGGTCTTGACTGGGCGTGCTTTGCGGAATTGTTCTTCCAACATTTCCAAGCTGCCTTGCAACTTTTCGCGGGCAATCATAGCGTCTTGACGCAGGCGCAAATTATCCGAACGGGCGGCGATATCCGCTTGCATTTGGGCTTTTTGCTTGACCTTATCAATGGTTTCTTGCAACCAAACACGATCCATCAGCTTGGCGGCCAAGGTTTTGTCGTTCAGCGCTTTCATGCCCGGCACGGCTTCGGCCAGTTCAATGCGGGTCTTGTCAAACGCCACCTTCTCGGCAGCGGTCAAGTCAAACATGCGCCCTGCGGTGGCCTTGTCGGTGGCCGACTTGAGTGTTGTGCCAAAGTCTTGGAACGTGGCTGGCGTAGCGCCCTTGATGCCCGTAGCCACTTCTGGCACGCCGGTCAGCGGGTTGATCTGCAACTCGACCGCGCCGCTGGTTGGGCGGCGTGCAGCAGCTTCGGCAGCAGCGGCTTGTTGCTCGGCCTGCTGGCCCAGCGTGCGCGACATCTGAGCACGTCGAGCGTCTTCAGTGCGCAGCATGTTGATCGTGCCTTCGGCACTTGGTGCTGGCAACATCCTATTGGCTGGTGCAACTGGCGTTACGGCGGCAGGTGCGGCAGGCGGAACAACAGTAAAGTTTTGCGGGCTTGCTGCGTTTTGCAGGTTTTGCTCAATCTGACCTGCAAACTGTTGTAGTCGGTTAATTTGCGCCGTAATAGACTGACGCTCCGCAGCGTCGCCTGTGCGCCGCAGCTCACCTTCAAGTTGGGCAATTTTTATCTGCGCGGAATTTAATTGCTGCCCTAATTCAGCTGCCGATGCCGTTACGGCTGCGGTAGTTTGAGGTTGCATTGATGCGGCCAACTGGTTGACCGGGATGCGGGCGTCGCGTAAGGTCAGACCAGCCTGGTAGCCGGGCGATGCCAGCCGACGAGCGGCTAAAGCGCTTGCCGTTTCACCAGCAGCGCCGCCCAGCACACCGCCCAAGATGGAGCCGGTCAAACCAAACTGCGAACCGATCAACGCGCCCGCCGCGCCGCCAGCGCCGGATCGGCTCAAGCGCGGCGCGCTAAAAAATCCCGGCGTGGGCTGGGAACTGAACACGTCAGGAAAGTTACCTGCAATCTTGCCCAGCGACGCAATGTCGCCAGTCAGCGCATTGTCCTTTGACGTTATGCGGGCGAGTTTGCCGACATCCACCATGCCGGTGTTCATGTCGGTTGCGCCTTCGTAGGCGTATGTGCGCGCCATCTTTTGGCGGGCGTCACGAAATTCACCCAGCAACTTGGGGTTAAAAATGCTGTTGTCGATCATCGACTCCAGCTCGGTTGCCACTTTAAGGTTGGTGTCGGCAATGTCCAACGCTTCGGTGGTGGCCGATTTGTTGTTGTACGTCTTGCGTGCCCGCTCACGCAGAACACTGATGTTCTTAAGCAACTGCTCACCAGTCAGACCTGTCTGCGTCTTTGCAATGGCATCATCAACAATCTTGCTGATGGCTGGCGCGTACTCTTTGGCCCCAATAACGTCCAAGTCTGTCCGAATGGCCTCCAGCCGTTGGACCATCGCGTCATCAGCCTGCTGGATAGGCAGCTTCTTGACTTGTTCGTAAGGCGCGGCCACTTGTGCGCGGGCCTGCTGAAACGCTTTTGGGCTGTTGAGTTGCGTTGTAAGCGGCAAATTCATGTCGCCAAGCGCCACGTTACGCACTTGGTTTTTGTTGGCGTTAGCCAACGCTTCTGGGGCGCGTGGGCCTGCGGCTATCGCGGTCAACTTTGGCCCTACGGTGGGCTGAATATCTGGTGGGTTGAGCGCGATACCCAAGCGCTGCGCTTCAGCCGCTGCGTCGATCTGCGGCCCACGGGCGTAGTCCTCTTGCGACAAGCGCTCACGCTTGGCTTGTGCGCGCCCCTCAAACGGCATCTTTGCGCCGATGACGGCGCGTTCAATCTGAGGCGCGGCCACATCGCGGATGGCGCGGGCAACAGGTGGCACAGCTTTAGGCGCTGCCACGGTAGCGGTGCCCAAAATGTTCTCAACATCAGACTGCGGAAGGCCGGTCTTGCCTGCGATCCACTTGGCGCCTTTCTGAAAGTTCTGACCGATAAAGTCTATCAACTGACGGCCAGCTTCTTGCTGGTACTCAGGCGTGTCGGACACGCCAAAGGCTTTACCAAACGGCTGATCGACAGCGCCGACAACGCGCGCAGTAGCCGCCTGCGCTTCCTGTGGCGTGCGGCCCATACGGGCCAAGGGGTACGCCACTTGCTGTGCAACGGCAGGCAAAATGCCGCCAACGGTAACGTCAGCCAGCGAAGCAGCGCTGCGGCCAAGTTGCGTCAGGAAGCCCGGTCCTTGGCGGGGGCCGGGTATTTCGGTTTGGACTGGCGGGGCTGTAAATTCCGCAAACGGATTTACTGCGGGCGCGGGCGTAGCGGCAAACTCAGCAAAAGGATTGGCGGCCATTTACTTGCCTCCTCTGGCGCGTTTTGCCGCACCAGGCCCAAAGATGGCGTCGAACTGCGCGTCAGTACCGCCGCCAGCTTTAAGTCTATCAATCGCCCCTTGCGGAATGGCAGACGCTGGAGCTGCTGCGGGCGCTGGGCGATTCCCTGGAATTTGCGCTGCTGCGTCTGCTGGCTTTTTAGTTTCGGGTATGTTAATGACAGGGTTATACGGGAACTTAACGCCGCGTGTTTCAGCATCTTTAACTTCAGTGTTGTACGAGCTAACTTTTTCCCGAAGAATATTGCCAAACGCATCTAACACTCTTGGCAATGCGGTGGGGTCAGTGCCTAAATTACCAATTGCATCTTGCAAAACTTGCTGCTGCGCTTGCGTAGGTTGCGCGTCCAATTTACGCAAGTTCTCAATAACACCTGTAAACAGACGTGAGCGCAACACAGTTGCATCAGTAACGTTTTCAGTGGCAATCGATGTGCCCAAACGATTATTAAGAAAACTAGCCACATTAAGCAAAGGTTCGCCGCCTGGCCCCATAAAACTTTTAGCAGATGGAATAAGTTTTTTAGCTTCTTCCATATTGTTAAGCACAGAAGGTACAGACTTAAGCGTGTTAAACGTTACCCGCGCCTCTTTCATATATTCTTTTTGCGCTTCTTCACTAGCGGGGATTTGCGTGTTTACGTTTGTAATTTGACGCGCCGCGCCAGCATTAGCAATCCGCCCTTTTTGCGCTTCCACCGCAGCAGGCAACGGTACGTCAGCAAACGTGCCCATGTTGGTAAACGGGCCGCCCAAACCAGGCTGTTGAAGAATTTGGCGCTGGCCGCTTTGGTCAATAACTTGCGTGGTCGGCTTGTTCATCTCCATGAACTTTTCAGTGCCCAGTTTGGATTGATTCAGCATTTGCGCGAAGGCTGCTGGACCTTTTTCAATTGCAGCCATGATACTTTGACGAGCTTGGTCTGCGGAAATGCCGCGCGCGGTTAACGCCGCACCAATAATCGGATCACGATGGTTGGCTTCATGCCAAGCCAAGTAGCGTTGCGGCGCGTCGGGCGCAGCCGGGTCAATCGTGTCTAAAAAACCGCGCGCTTGTTTGAGCTTGTTGTCTAACAAAGTTGACTGCGCTTGTGCTAACGTTGTTGGTTGGCCCGCAATCTCACCTTCAGTTTTTTGCTGGGTGAGTTTTTGTGTTCTGCGATCTTCGGCTGCTTTAACAAACGCTGAATACCCGGCGATGTCACCTGATCTCAACAACGCGTTTGCAACGGCGGTTTCATCAGACCCCGCGCCAGCAAGCGCGTTTATTCGGGCAATGTCACGAGCCTCACCGCGTTGCGCTGCGCCAAGTTGGTACTGCGCCAACTCTTGCGCTTGACGGCCACCTTGAATCTGCTGAATCTGGGCAAACTGCGCCAAAGCGTTCGGAGCCTGAATGTCAGGCTGGCGGTAGCTCATTGCGATGTTGGGGTTAACGAGTGCCATGATCAGTCCTTAACTTAAGCCAATATCGCGGTTGTACGTAGAGTATGGTTGGCTCATATACGAGCCGCCGCGCCCCAGCGCCTGCTGCAACAGCGAGTTGGTGGCTTGGTTTTGCTGGTAGCCCATGTACTGACCAACGCCGCCACCAAAAGCGTTAGCCATGCCCATGTAACCCGATGCACGGGCTTGGGCACCAGCGCCGTAGGCATTGCCTGCGTTGCTTGCATAGTTTTGCCCAGCGCTGCCCACAAAGTTGGTAGCAGACTGACCAGCACCCATTAAACTTTGCAATGGGTTTAATTGGTTGCTGCGGTTTACCTGATAGCGGTCAAATGCTCTTTGGTATTCCTCTGAACCGATGCCTTGACCAAACTGCTGCAACGCGCCGCCGGTGTTGCCACTGATCAAACCACCACGGGCCGCCGCGCTGCGCTCAAGAGCTTTTGCGCCTTGTGATAGTCGAAATGCGTAACCAGGGTCAGTTTGAAAATCGGACATGCCAAAATCGCGTCCGTATCTGCCGTAGTCAGGACTGTTTGGGTCAATTGAAAGACCGTTATCTGACGATCCCCCTCCAATGCCCAACAGCGTCATAAGGCGGTTTTGAGCCGTAAGCCCACCAGCACGGAAAGGTGCTTGGTCCTCGCGGGTTTGTTGGTACTCTGACCGTGCAAGGTCTGCGGCTTGGCCTGCGGCACGCTCTTGTGCTTTGGCTGCGCGGTTGGATGATATTGCGCCTAGCGCGGCGCTGCCCAACATTGCTGCGGCTACAAAACTCATGGTGTCACCTCAATCTGTAAATTTTTGACCTTGTTGCCGATAGTAAACAGCGAAGTGGGGTCGTCTTCAACTAGCTCGGATTCTACCGCTTCAACCGTGTTTGATTCAACTCTGTGAAACGTCATGCAAAGCGCGTCTGTTTCGGCGTATACCGCACGTTTAGCGCCCGGTTTGCTGCACAGCAGCATTGGCCCGGTAATGGTTTGCACTCCGTCGTCAGTCGTTACCGTAACGGTTCCCGACACAATCATGTAGAAGTGTTCTTTTTTATGGACTTTGCCCACAATCAAACAACCCGCTGGACGCCACACTTGACGGCAGTACATGCCGCCATGAAACACATGTTCCGTAGGTGGCTCGTACTGAGGATGCTTAACCATTTCGACTTGCAAAGCGTCTATGCTTTGAATGAGGTTACTAGGCTCAAACCCTTTGCCGTATGTGATTTGCATGGTTACCTCGAAATCGCCGTGATGGTGGGCGTGCCCGAATACGTGATGGTTAGCGCGTCACCGGGGGACAAACCAAACATACCGTAGTATGAACCTGTGTTGAATTTTGGACCAGTGCCGCGCTGGAACTCTACCTTACGCACACCGCCGCCGCTGATCATTATGTCGATGGGGCGCTCTGTCGTGTTGCCGTACACCAAAGGCGAACCAGTCAACGGCACTGGCGCTGGTTCGTTTGGTGGCGTGTAGTCAATGTCCGACTCCAGCAGCGCCAGCAAATACCGATACCACTCACGCGACATCAACCCGGTGCGTTCATCAATGAACGGAACCCGGCTTGATGGAATGTTTGTGCTAGCGTTAAGCATTTGTCGGCGACAGGAGCAGTTCTGCGCCCATGATGGCGATCTTAACGGGGTCTGTACCCGACAGCTCATACACCCGGTCACGCAGCTTCATGGTCATGCCCAGCCTGCGCCAGATTACCCGCTTGCCAGTCTGGCCTGTGGTGCCCATGTCCTTGCCGTGGTAGTTGCTCCAAGTGTGCCCACCATCGTCAGACCAGCGCAGCAACACTGCTGGTTGGGGGTTGATTGTCACGCTTGTCTCGTCGATCAGGAAGTCATAGGACTCGGTGATAATGTCGTCCTCGTCCTCGGTGGTCAAAAACACCGGCTGGCTGACAGGCGGCAGCGTAAACCCCACCTCGCAGTCGAGCTGCATGGAGTGCTGCGCTGTGCGCTTCAAGTTGTTCTGGCCCGTGGGCAGCGCCCGCCACGACCGAATCCATTTCTGGACGCCGCCGTTGTCCGAGTAGACATCCAAATCGAATGCGTAAATGTTGCCGTTTTGGAAGTCACCGACCAGCACCTCGCCGTTGAACACAGCGCGGCAGTTGGAGCGATGGCGAATAAAGCTGTCGTTGGCCCAGCTACCGCGCTCATGCCACGCCTGTGTCGAGGCGTCGTACACCCATGTGGCGTTGGCCGATGGGAACGTCAGCACGTAGAAGGCGTGGCCCTCTTGCTGGTACGTGTAGGCGATGGCGTCCGAAATGTTGTCGTACTGTGCGATAGCGTACTCAACAGCGTGCGTAGACACCCGCACGCCGGTGTAGCCGTTGGCCCGGTACACAATGCCCTTGCCTCGGGCGTCTGCGCCCAGCCAGAACAGCGAATTGTCCAGCTTGGCTACCGAGTACGTAGCAGCGCAACCAATCTCGTTAAAAGCGCCTTGGATGCGCTGGAATGGCACACCTGGCGGCGGTAGACCCGCGTCGTACCAGACCTCAACCGAGTTGCCGCCAAACAGCCACAGCTCGTTGTGGTCGGCGATCAGCGACACCAGTCCGTCAGGTGAGCCTTCAGCATTGGCAACGCTGGCACCGTCCAGCACCGTGCCGTCATAGGATTCGGTGACCCAGAACTTCTGGCTGTTGGGTTCGTTGAAAATAAAGTATCCGTCGATGAACGTGACGGTTTGCGCCCGTGGAAACGCCGAGTTCTCGACATAGGTGTTGTCAACTGCGTTGTAGACGTAGCTTGGCCCGTTGGCTGCGATGAACAACTGGGTGCCGTTCATTGCCATCGACACGGGGCCAGTGTTGCTTACGATGCCAATCAGCGTGGCGGCGTAGCTTTGGTCCACCTTGTACAGTTGGGAACCCGAAACCACGTACAGCCATTGGCCGTACTCCAGCATTCCCCGCACGGGGCCAGTGCCTACGGTAGCCACCAGACGCAGCCCCGGCGCACGGTTCAGAAACGCCGGTTCCTTGCCGCCCTCGGGCACAACCTCGGGGAACAGATTGATCATCTTGTTGTCCGCAGCGTTCGTGCTGCGGGCAACGTAGCTGGAGCCAAGGATCGGCGATTTCATATTTGAATACTTAATAGTTGCCAGCAAAAATATTGAAGCGCTGGCGTGTCGCCACAATGGCGTATGGCAGCGACATCACATCGTCAGGGTTGTTGATGCGTTTCAGATTGCGCTTGCTGGTCATGGCAATGCGCTGCACCTGTGGGCTTGGCTCCAAGCCAAACTCAGGTGCGATCTCCATCGCTAGGTTGTACGTGAACGCCCGCAGGTAGCCTGGCGGGAACAACAGCACCGTTGCCAGCCCAGCCGGGTTGTCCAGTTTTTGCACGGACACAAAATGCCATTCCAAGTCCCGTGTGGGGCGTGGGTAGACATACATATCAATGTTTGGAAACGTGTTGTTGACGAAGATGACTTGCGGGTACGTCGAGGTCACGGTCTTGACCGCGATGCCGTTGTACTGCTGCTGGTTGATGAACTTGACGCCGAACGACACGCCGGTGCCGGGGTCGCGGTAGTACGTAGAGTCATCCAGCAGCACGGGGCGCAGGCCAACAAAATCACCAGTTGGGCCAAGGGTGCGGGAGACAAGGCCAGCGGGCCAGGTAAAGACTTGATCTTGGGTGCAGAACACAGACAACCGTTCTGTGTCCCATGAATCAATCATCTGATTCATAGCCATCAA